AAATTTAATGATTGTAGTTGTTTTTCTAAATTGTTACAATCTTCTACTGAAAATAAATTATCTAATATCTCGAAGTTTTCGTGAGGCTCTTAACCCCTTTTGTTATATTGTTTAGCATTATTGCTGATACAAACATACAATAATATTTTTAATTAACAAATAATAAACAAAAAAAGGGCAGCTAATGCCACCCCTTAATTCTAAACATTCCTAACTATTAAGAGTTAGTTCCCTCTGTTACTGTTACAGTAGAAGTAAGTCCTGCAAATGGGTCAGCTTCCGTTGCACCTTCTAAGAAGTTTGCAGGAAGTTGCTCTTGTGCGGATAGGGATAGTGTATATCCCGAGAGTTCAGAAAATCCTGACCCCGTTACTATCGACCCGCCACTTACTTCTGCACCGTGTTCTGCGCCCATCAAAAAGGCATTACCATTATAATCAGCTACTACTACGTGTGGTCTGCCATACGATAATAGTTTCAATTCTTTGTTATCCTCTAAGGTTAGTTTTTTAAGCGTAATATTTAGAGATTGCTCAAAGAAAGTCGTACCGTTCTCTCTTGAAGAAGTAATAGTTTGCTCGAAACTACTATTTCCTTTTAGTTCATATTTGAAAGCAGTAACCGCACCTAAGTCATCTACTACATCTGTATTGGTAGAATCGTATGTAATTGCAATATCTCCGTAGTCTATGAAATAGACCGCCTTGATACCGCCAACTACATCCTTGCAAGGTTCTTTTCTGCCCTTTGTTAAATCACAAGCCATATTTTTTATATTAAAAAAGGGTAGGCAGATATAAAACCACCCACCCTTTATTGTTAGTTAATCTAATTCTTAGTTGGCAGAGTTAGCGATACCGTAAGTTACGATGTCATCAACAATTCCATACTCAACCCCTGCGGTAAATCTCATAACAACTCTTACGTTTTGAGAACCATCAAGGTCAGCCATATCCAATACTTTCACTTCGTTTTGGTCAGATAATAGTCCAGTACCAAAGTAAAGGTTAGATTTCTCGGCAGCGATAGCGGTGTTATCAGCAAGACCGTTAGCAACAAATAGTTTTACACCATCGAAAGCTAAGTCTTGTCCCATTCCGTACCATAGTGTACCTTTGTTATCTACACCATTTGCACCTGCGTTAGAAGCGATAGAACCAAATCCTCCAAGACTACGTACATAGGCTCTTGCAATGTTTTGAGATACATAGATATTCAAATCTTCTTTTCCATAAATGGTAGAAGGAATAGCATCTACAATACTTCCAAGTTGGTCAATTACGTTAGCAGCGGTAACTGTAGTCCCTGCAATTTCGTTTGCGGTAGGCAAGTTAGCATCTAAAGCAATTTTAGTTGAAATTCCATCAAACTGTCCACTTGTTGCAGTAGAACCAGTCCAAATAGAAGTTTCAGTTCTTTGCGCTACTTTAGCAGCAACGTGTGCAATCAAGAAATCAGAGAAAGAAGAAGGTAGGCTATCGTGGGCAGAATATCCCATAGAAATAGCTTCCCAGTCATCTTGAAAATCTGACTTACATAGTTGCAAATTCACTTGCTGAAATTCAGGTGTAAGTGTTCTTTCATCCAAAGTAATTGTAGATGTAGCAGTAAAATCACAACTTGCATCTTTTACGATGTCATCGGTGCTTACTGTTTTAATAACGTGTTGATACTTTACGTTAGGCTTGATGGTAATACCACCTTTTTCGAGTGTAGGTGCAGAAAGCAAACTGGCAGAAATATACTCTCCTGCAAACTCTCCGTTGTAAGCTACACTTGCGTTTTGTGTTGTTGTTGTTGGCATTTTTTTTAAATTTATTTATTTTTAATATTCGATATTCTTGAAAAGACTCTGTCCATAGTTGTAGGTTGTCTTTTCTGTCCAAAAAGTTTTATCTCCTTTTGTGCTTCGGCTTCAGGGTTGTGTGTTACTTTTTCAAGTTCTACTTTTTCCTCAACTTCTTCCACTTCAGAAAGTTCTTCTTTGTCCTCTTTTACTTCTTCTGACATTTCATCTTTCTTTTCAATCATCGCTTTGATGTCCTCAATCATAGATTTAACTTCTGCAAGTTCTTCTTTAGTTGCATAAGCCATTTCTTCTTCTTCGAGTTCCTCTGACGCTTCTTCTTCGGCTGGTTCTTCAGTAGGTTCTTCGGCTGCACCTATTGATGCAATAACGCCTTCTTCTTCTACTTTTAGTTGTTCACCATCCTCCAAAGTGTAATCGCCTACAGGTAATGCTACCTTTTCATCGTCTGTTACAATAAAAACCTCACTACCTACTGCGAAATCTTCACTTTCTATAACAGTACCGTTTTCCAAAGTAGCTTGTGCTAATTTTACTTCTTCGGATGCTTCCACCCCAACAAGTTCCTTTACTTTGTTTAACATATCTGTTGCTTTCATATATATATCAATAAATTAATATTCTTTTTGTTAGGTTTTTATTTAAATGCTTGTTGCCCTTTTATAGAATTACTCATAATTTTTTTAATAGCCCTTAATCTTATATCAACTTTTGAAATATACATATCTGTATTAGCATCAAGTTCTACACCTAAATCAGCAAAGGCTTTTTTAATTCTATCAACATCAGATTCCATTTTCATAAAATCTCCCTCAAGTTGATTAAATTCAGATATATTTTTTCTTAAAGAATCGTTAATGTCAATGTTTCTTTTTAATGCTGACTTAAACTTTGTTTCTAATTTGTCAACTTTTGATTTAAATGCTTTAGTTTTATTTAACTCAACTTTGTTTTTACTTAGCTTAGTAATTATCTTATTTACGCTTGGTTCCATAATGTGTATTTTATATATAATAAATTATTTAACGTTTTGTTGTATTTTTAAACATCCTCTATAATCCAATAGTATCCTAACTTGCTACCGTTGTCTATAATCATTTCAGGTGCTTGGTTGTTATTTGCTTGGCTTCCTGTTGCGGTTATTAAACCACCTGATGACGCATCAAACACCATTTCATAGCTTGTCCAACTTGCCGCATTACCTCCGTATGGGTTTGCAGGTACTTGTCCTAAAGTGTCAGGTGTTACATAACTAAAATTATTGAAACTAAGACCTTGTTCAAATGCGATTAGTAAATTGTCATTAGGGTCGTAGAAAGATACTTTTTTATCGTTAAAAATAAATCCACTATTTGGTGTAGTTCCTTGCCCTGCTATTTCAGCACCTAATTCATTGGCTAAATTTAAAGCTAATGTTTTGTTTGTAATTGGGTCGTTGGCATAAATACTAAATGAATAAGTATTAGTGCTACTTTCAGAAACAACATCCACCGCTAAGTAATCTCCACTTGCAGTAATTGGGTCAAAATAAAATGCCGCTTGTTGTGTTGCAGTAGTAGTACAGGATATTGTTTGCCCTGCGTTTGAGTAACCACTTGGCACAATAATATTTACGGTAAGCGTTCTTGTGGTTTCAGTTGCAACAACACCGAAGCTTGATGGTGTCATACTATCAATAGTTCCTATATCTACTGCTACTAAGTTTTCGTTGTAATTACCACTTGCATAAACGCTAAATCCTGTAATACTTATATCAGAGCATTCTAATACGTTGTAAGCAGGTTGTGTAGCGGTTGTAGTACATACTAAAACATCTCCTGTGTTATAATAACCTGCAGGTACTGTGATGTCTAATGTAAGTGTTTGTAATGTATCAACCGAAACTGTGGCAAATGAAGCAGGACTGCTTGTAAATGTACCTATGTCTATTGTAGGTTGTGTTATTACTCCGTTTTCATCTACTGCAAAACCGCTAATTGTTATATCTCCACACGATAATGTTTGACTTGCACTTTGTACCGCAGTAGTAGAACACACCAAAGTATCCCCTACGTTGTAATATCCACTTGGTACTGTTATGTTTACCGTTAAGGTTTGTGTAGTATCTACATTTACCCTACTAAATGATGCAGGACTTGTAGAAGATATTGTGCCTATGTCCGTTGTTGGCAATGTAATTGTGCCATCTTCTGCTACTGCAAATCCTGATAGCGTGATATCGTTACAAGAAAGCGTAGGTGTTAATACCTGTGTTGCAGTTGTGGTACATTGTATTGTTTGTCCCAAGTTGTTATATCCGCTTGGCACTTCTATTGTTACTGTTAGTGTTCTTTCGGTATCTACATCAACAATACTAAAAGACGAAGGACTTGTTTGTGTAATAGTTCCTATGTCCGTACTTGGTGTTGTTACAGTACCATCTTGTGCTACCGCAAACCCTGTCAAAGTTATAAGGCTACAGTCTAAATCAGGCAATCCTGAACCAGTTATACTGCCAATACCTTGTGAATGATAATCGCCATCACAACATTCTCTTGAATAGGTATTAGTTTCCCAACATAAGCACCCCCTTCTATCGTCTTGTGGTACTGGTGGTTTTACCTTATTATATCTCATCCTGCGTTTTGTGTTCTTTGTATAAAATATATAATATCCCAAACCGTTGCGCTACCTCCGTGCGACATTATTTTAATATCTACCCCATCACTCACAAAAGTTGAGTCTGTATAATATTGAAACACTTCGTGAAAGTTTTGCGTAGTATCGTTCCCTTTGTAGAATCCCATTGTTTTATGTATTCTTTCTACATCTCCTGCTCCTACAAATCTTAAATCTATATGGGTTTGGTTAGCGTTAGGTGTTGATACATTAAATACAATAGTTGTTACATATACATCGTTTTCATTTACTCCTAACAGTTTTTGAGTAGTAGAATTGTAAAAATCTAAACTACTATGGCTTCTATATACCGAGCCACCGTTATTTGGCATTACAATCTCTACACCATCAGATAACGCAAGTTTATTAGAGGATGTGTATTCTGTGTCATCGTATCTTGCCCATCCTAAATTTAAACCTCCTGTCTGTGGGTAAACTATAACGTTTTCGTCATTATGACCCATATAAAGGTATTCATCTGTGCGTAACATTGCACCATTTTCTA